TCATGCTGACCTCGGGCGTCTCACGGATGGCGACGTCGATGTCCTTGGTGGTCAGGGCGGCGTCGACCCCACGGTCCTTCAACTTGCTGATCGAGGGGATGCTGATGTCGTTGAGATACACCCGCGCAGGCATGTGGTGCCGCATCGACGCGAGCACGATGCTGCCGTCGCCACACGCCGGGTCAAGGATGGACTCCGGCTGCTGCCACGCGATGAGTGCCCCAGTGACGAGGGTCCTCGCCTGATGATCGGTCCACTGTTCGTTCGAGCGCTCGACCTGATAGTCGAACGGAGCACGCTCAAGCCTATTCCTCACCGTGCATCAACCTCCGTACCGTCGCGACATCCTCAGCCGCCTGACCAGACTCGTTCCAATCCCGGTAGACCTGTTCATCGTGCGCATACATCGACGGGTGGTTGACCCGCCGATAACCCTCGTCCATCTCGGCCTTGCCGAAGAAGGCGTGGACGTGCTCGATGATGACATCCGGAAGATAGGTCAGACAGCCAGCCTCACGACCGACCTGAGCCCACGTGTTGTCGAGGTAGAGGTGCTTCGCCCCGGGGAGGCAGAACCAGCCGAGGGCCTTGACGATGTCGCTACTGATGAAGACCGCCGTGGGGATGTCCTGCCGGGCAAGATCGTTGCCGTAGGCCATGCCGCCGTTCGACAGCGTGCGCCCGATCGCCACGTCCCAGCCCATGGAGACGAACCGGTGGTCGTCGCCGATGAACCCGATGATCGAGCACTTGTCGGCGTAGTCGAGCGCAGCGACGTTCATCGGCGGGCCCATGCCGCCACCCTCGTGGTCGTAGGTGACCATGGGCACCTTGGCCTTGACATAGTCGTCCCACGTGTCGTCGTCCTTGTCCACGACGAACACCATCTCTGAGGTCGGGTCCTGCCTCGTGGTCAGGAAGGCCTTGTAGGAGTCTGCGGCCTTGTGTGGGCGACCCCGTGTAGGGGTGATCACGACGATGGACATGCCCGGATGTTACACCCCGTAGACACGAAGAAACGGGGTGGTCAGCGGGCACCTATGCCAACCACCCCGCCTTCTCAGGATAGCGCCCGCCTACGCCTCGTCGTACGAGTAGTTGACGGTCTCCTGCGTCCAGTTGCCGGGACCGGCATCGCTGCCGACCTCCAACTGCATCACGAGGTACTGGGTGTACTCATCGAGTTGCGCAGCGGTGTACTGCCCGTCGTCCCACACCGCCTTGTTGCCAGACGTGTAGGTCGTGGCATTCGCGTTGGCGATGGCAGACGTGACGGTCGTGCCCTGCTGGTACGTGACGTAGGCGCCCGTGAACCACAGGGTGGTAGACGAGTCCACGGCACCATCGAACCAGACCTTGAAGGACTGGACGTAGTTCGCGGGCGTCGCCGTGACCTTGAGCCGGATCCACTTCTCGTAGGAGTTGGTTCCGACGGTGATGGGGTTTGACTGGCGGTTCGCCAGAGTGTTGAGCGCGTTGTCCGCTGAGATCAGGTCGACACCGCTGACAGAGTCAGTGTTGGTCGGGCCTGCCCCATAGGACACGCTGACGACGATGGTTGCGGCCATCTAGGTGGTTCCTTTCAGTCAGTTCTCCCGTTGACCAGAGGAGCCGCTGGAGTCTCCGCCTTGCGACTGGCCGCTCTCAGGTGCGGGTGGCTGTGGCACAGAGACCTCGCGGGCCGTGGGAACGTCATCGATGGAGACGACGCCCGGGCCCGTGTTGGCCATGAGCCGGTTGTATGGATTGGCAGGATCGTTGGGGTCACCGATGGGTGGGTAGCCTGCATCCATCAGGGCCGTGTTGACCGACATCCAAGGCATCCCCGCGAGGGCCAGTTCCATGTACTTGGCCTTTTGGATGTTGTCCTTGATGTTCAGTCGCGTGAACCTGAAGGCGAGGTTGTTGGCCCGCCCGCCGAACGACTTATCCCAGACGATCTCCCGTGTGAAGTAGTCCTGATTGAGGGACATGAAAGGCCGCAGCCCCTTGTCCTCGCTGAGTTCCTGCTGGACCTGACCTTCCGACCGGTTGATGTCGAACGAGAGGCCGATGTCCTGCGGGCTGATGAGGAAGACGGCGCAGATCTTGCGGACGAGGTACTTGAGCCACTCGTCGTACTGCATGTCCCGGTTGGAGTCTCGGAACTTGATGAACTGCGCGCCCTTGGTGCCTCCAAGGAAGCCGAGGGCGCCGCGACCAGCGACCTCGGCTTCCCAGTACGCCTTGAAGGCGTCGACCTGTTCGGCGCGGGCACCTTCGCCGAGGTCGAAGAGGCCGTCAGGTGCCGCCTGCTGGACCTGACGAGTGTTGTACTGCGATGCACCCAACTCCGCGTCGATGGTCATCTTCAGGGTCTCCAGCGGGGAGAGCCCCATGACCGTGTAGGTACGCGGGTTGGCCATGATGTAGACCAAGTCGTCGTTGAGGAAGGGCACCTCATAGGTGGGCGTCGGGGCCCACCAGTAGCGCGGGGAGTTCACCTGTGAGCCGTCCCACAGGGCGCTGACCTTGATGGTGGCGCCGTCGACGGGGTGGAGGGCAGCGATCTCGCCGCCGTACGTGCGCTCCTTCTCGATGACCCCTGCATCGAGCACGAGTTCGTCCTCGATGATGGGCTCGACCCATGAACGGAACGAGTCGAGCGACGGGCTCGGCTGGTCGAAGCGCTCCTTGATCGCCTTCCGCAGGCCGTCGTCGTATCCCATGTTGGGGTCGTACGGGACGATGTCGTACTCGGCGCTGGAGATCTGGCTCTTGCGGATAGAGATGGCGGCCCGGATCCATTCCGAGTGCTCACCCCAGTTACGGAAGAGCGCGGACGACGACTTGGACACCTTGCCGCGCTCGGAGAAGACCCAACCCCCGCCCTTGGCTGCAGGGATACGGCTGGGTCTCGTCTTCTGCTGCTTCACGAACAGGTCTGACAGGACGCCCATCGATCAACGCCTTTCCTTGAAATGCGCGGCGATGATGTCTGCCTGACGCTCGTTGAGGAGGTCCGCCTCCAACCGCTGGTTCGCGATGAGCATAGCCTGCTCGTACGTGAGGTGGTCGGTCTCCATGTCACCGATGATGGCGGCTACGTGCTCGGGAACGACGCGCTTGCCGTCCCTGAAGATGCGTTCCACTGGACGTGGATGCGGAAACGCCAGCGTCATGCTGCCCTCACCTCTACCTGACCGGTCTTCTTCAATGCGCCGAAGAAGAACGTGTTCCCACCAAGGTCCATGGAGTAGCCGAGGGCGTCGACGCCGTCGTCGTGCCCCTTGGGGAACGAGAGTTCCTCGCGTTCCAGCCAGCCCCCGCGAAGGCTCCTGTGGTGGTGCATCTTGTTGGCCTCGTACCGTGCCGCCACGGCCCGGGCGCGGGTGGTCTTGTCCTTGTCCGCCGAGCGTCCGATGATGGGGATCTGCGGGTAGGCCTCCATCACCTGATGGATCAGGGTCGACTGGAACTGCTGGCTCTCGGCGATGACGAGGTCGATCTCCGGGTAGGCCATCCAGCCATCATGGATGAACTCCGTGTGGTGGCTCTCCCGCTTGTCGCGGTACGCCGACAGGACGTAGAAGTGGCCCTTCATCGGGCACTCGCTGCGGCACCTATCCTCGGCGGTGACGACCCTGACCGTGAAGTCGGCGCGCTCTTTCTCGGATGACGCAAGGTCCACGCCCATGCGCCTCGTGTACTGGTGCCCCTCGGGCAGGATGTCGAAGTAGTCGAACGGGCCCTTGAAGATGTTGCCCTCCAAGAGCCCGGTGATGTCGTTCTGGTAGGCGCATGAGAAGAGCGGCGAACCCATCTCTTCCTTCTCCCGCAGAAGGCGCTCGACCGGCCAGTACTCGGGCCAGTACGACTGGAGGTGGCCGCTCTCGTCCTCGGTCAGGGCGCTGACGATATGCCCCTGCCACCCGAAGCCGCCGTCCCCGGTGGCGTCCATGAACTGCTCGTACAAGTCGCCGTCGCCCCAGCGAGTACCGATGACGATGACGACACCGTCAGGAGCCAAGCACGGCTTGAGCGTCTTCTTGAACCACTTCTCGATCTTCTCGCGCTGGTCGACGGTCTGGGTGTTCTCCTCGTCCAAGATGTCGTCCATGAAGATGATGTCGAAGCGCTTGCTGATGATGGCGCCCTCGGCACCCACGGCGAAGAGCGTGACGTCCTTGGACCCGTGCCACTTCGACTGGGAGTTGAGCCACTCCTTGTCGGTCCACTTCGACTCCGACGGTCGGCAGTCGGGGAAGATGGCCTTGAACTGGTCGTTCGCCTCGATGGTGTACTTGATGGCGCGGCTGAAGGCCTTGGCCTGCGAGTCGGTATTGCTGACGAGCCCGATGCGGATGTGCGGGTTCTTGGCCTGCAACCACGACAGGAAGGTCGTGTTGTCCCACGTCGTCTTGGCCGCACCCCGGGGTTCGAGGATGACGGTGTTCTTGCGCTCCCACACGGCGCGCAGCGTCATCTCGATCATCTCGCTGTGGTGCCGCGCTGGCTGGTTGCCGAAGACGAGTTCGCCATACGCCTCTACGGCGTGGTGGTCATTCCCCTTCGCCAGTCTCAGGAGCGACTGGTAGCGGAGACTCTGCAGTTGGGCCAGAGTCAAGCCCGACTCCCCGAGTAGCCGCGACAATGGATCGGAGGAGTTCGGGGTCGGTTGACTCGACATTGACGCCAAGACGGTGTTCCTCGGTGATCTGGCTGGGTTTCCCGAAGAGCACTTGCATCCGGTCGATGATGTTGACGATGTCATTGGGCCCGATGCGGATGAGCGGGACCTCTTCGTAGACGCCGTCCTTCAGGACCGTCTTGGTCTTCTTCAGGTCTTCCCTCAGGCGGGTGATCATGTCATCGATCGCGCCGATGGCATTGTCCCTGACCTGTTCTTCGCGGGCGATCCGTCGCCCTGTCTGATCGGCCATCACCGTCAAGGCCGTGTTGTTGGCTTTGGAGCGGAACTTCTTCCGCTTCTCCGGCCACTCTCGCTTCTTGGACTGACGCATGATGAGCGAGTGGTTGGTCATCCCGACGGATGCAGCCAACTCCCGCAGGCTCATGTCGCCCTGCACATACTGACGCTCCAGCGCGTCGTAGTCGAACCGTTTGTTCAACGACGTTCCCTTGTCACCGTGAACTTCCAGCGGCCAAACCCTACGGAGACCCCGTCGACCTCCGGGTTCGTCACCATCAATCGTTCGAGGATCCACCTCGCGATCCCCTCACCGCTCTGGGACCCGCCGTTCATCATCCGCCCCAGTTCTCGGTGATCGAGTTCGCTGACGACAGCCATCAGGGGCTCATCGAGGTTCTTCTCGCCGAAGGCCTCGACGGCGAAGAGGTGCCCGTGTGGGTAGGGACCGCAGTCGGGGTGCGAGTGCGACGACTCGAACGTGACGTTCGTCAGGATCTGTGTCTTCAACGTGTCACCTGTGTGAATGGACGGGTCGCCCACTGGGATAGGCGACCCGTCCGTTCGGGCTGTCGGGTCGGGGAGGAGGTGGAGGAAGCCGACCTGACGTCCAGATATCCGCACCAGAGTAGCACTGGGCACCTAGCGGTCACACTTCCATCAGCGGGTCCTCGTCCACGCGCTCGACGGCGCTGATGTCGACGAAGCGATCCTTCTCGGCGTCGTAGCGGTGGTCCGAGGTCATGTCCTCGACGGCCACGAGCCCGATATCTCCGTCCTGCCCGGACACGATGCCCATGAGGTGGTGGACGCCGGTCTCCTTCTGGGACGGCATGAGCACGAAGCCTGCGAGCAGACCGACACGACCCAGCCCGTACCAGTCCTGCTTGATCTCGACGCGGATGAAGTCACCGGTCCCGAAGACGCTGATCATGTCGGTACTCCGTACTTGGCGTTCTCATCTCGGATGGGCCACCACTGGTCTTCGATGAGCCGGTTCCAGTCGGCCTCGACGCCGAGCCAATCCATGACCCCGAGCAACTGCGTCGCGGGCGCAGCCACGAGCGCTTCGTAGAGGACCCAATAGGCAACGGGGATCTGGGCAAGGGTGTTGATGGCCCGGGGCCATTCCTCGGCAGCCACTGCCGGTGACGGCGCGCACCCTTGCCTGAACGCGCACTGCGCCTGTACATCTGGACGCCTCGTGATGACCACCACGCGTTCGCCGTCGACATCCGACGGGCGCCACCACTCGTCGCCCAGCGGCAGGGACAGGTGGCGGACCTCGTGTTCAGGCCCGCACAGCCGCTCCACGTTGACCTTGAGGGCCCGGGTCCCTGACCCCTCGGGCCCACACACGACGATCTTCACTTGCCCGCGACGAACTCGATCTTGACGACGTGCTCGGGATTGACGCGGACCCACTTCTTCACGTTGCCCTTGCGGGTCTTCTCGGTGATCTCGATGAGCCCGACGACGCCCGGGGGCGTGGCCTCCTGCTGCACGGTCCCACCGGGAGCCGATGCCTTGACCTCGATGACGCGCTCCTTGGGCGGGATGCTGTTGTCGAGATAGACGACGATCTTGTCACGCAGGGCCATCGGTGCTCTCCTTCTGAACGACGAAGACGAACTTCTCATCGCTCCGTTCTGTGACGGCGAGATCGACACCGACGCCGAGAACGGCGACGCCATCGCCGATCGCTTCGAGCACGGGTGTCGACTCTGGGAACCAGATGCCGTTGCCGACACGGACCGGTTCATCGATCCGAGCCACGTTGGCCCGGAAGT